TAATGGAGTCTAAACTGGAAACCCCTGAGATCAACTTATCCTTGTCCTTAGGGGCCAGCGCGTACTCTTTCACCCCCCGCGCAGCCGTCGCACGATCGACAGCCCCAATACGGGCCATGCCGAGGCCGTAATTCTGATTAGCTTCACGGGCACGTTCCGCCATAGCTGCCTTCTGCTGCTCCAGCATTCCCTGATAATAACGATGATTAAGAAGCTGCTGCCGTTGCACTTGCGCAGACTGCATGAATTGTTGCCCCACGGGCGCGACAGCGCGATTGCCCGACAGGGCCATGATCGCGCCCATACTATCCCGATTACGCAGACTATTCGCAATCGCTTGCTGCAACTCCGGCGGTATGGCATTCGCCGCTGGAGTGCTACCCAGCAGGAAATCGTTAGAATCCGCCACTACCGCCTCCTAGGGGAGTATTCCCTTGCGAGCTCCGCAGAATAGCCGCCTGGATTTTCTGGATAGCTGCTTCCGTATTCTGCCGCTCCGTTTGCATCTTGCCAAGCAAACCCTTCCGCTTAGTCGTTATACCACTACTATCCTTAGATTCCTCGTTACCCCGCTGTTTCCACCCCTGATACTGCTTAAGCCCAGAACCAAGAAACTCTAGCGGATTAGCAGCGGTGTAGACCCCACCGTAACCTCGCCCCTCAGGCAAAGGGGTATTGCGTAACTGATCTGCTACTTCCATTTGCTGCTGAAGAGCTGCCTGCCGATCTTCGCCGCCAGCAAGTTCCATAGAACCAGCAGCGACATTCCCCATCAGCTGGCTATTGTCTTGCGCAGTAGGATCTACCATACCGGGAGCCTGCCCCGAAATAGGGGTCTGCGTAGGCTGCGCGTACCCACGAGGAACCTGTGGAGGTTTGTCGGTCAGCATCGTATAGTTCAGCGAGGATGCTTGCGGTGGCCCCCACGAACCCGTAGCGCCACGAGACTTATTCCGAATAGCCTGCGCTTGGAGCACAAGCTCCATCATCTTAGGGTCCAACGGGTAGGGCATATCCCAAGCCATGACTATCTCCTACCAAGCATTCCAGCAATTTGCTGCATCAATTGGGGGTTCATGGGCTGCTGAGCCTGCTGATTAGCAGGACCCTGCCCCATTGCCTGCTGATAGTCATTCATAGCCTGCTGATTAGCAGGACCCTGACCTACCGGGGTCTGCGGTTGCTGATAGGGAGCAGGCCCGCGCTGATTAGACTTACCCACTCTACCCTGCGCGCCCATCTGCGGCGCCGGCCTTGTCATTCCACCCATCATACCACCTCTATCTTCGCCATAAAGCCCATAGGGGCCAGTTGCAGACCAATTCGGATCTAAACCCTGCGGGCCACCGGGAGGGCCTTCAGGGCCATACCACGGAACAACCACCACATTTCTGTGGGAACCGTGTCCGCCACCACTCCCAATGCCAATGGAGGCTAGACTATTCTGCCCCTTATGCTTGACACTCCCGATAAAATTACCGGGAGCATGAACAATTCTCTTGACTACGCCGCCCATTACATCATCAATCCGCCAGCGATACTACCGACCCCAGATAGCAGACCCTGCGTCGCCTGCTGACCAGAATTGTACGTGTCCAAATTTCCCTGCCCGGTCATCCCCGCCGCCTGTAGAGCTTGTACTCCTTGAGCAGCTTGGTTATTAGTGAAACCGGGCATAGACGGAAGACCTACCTGCTGCCCGGACATAGCAGCATTGATTTCGTTTAGCGAGAACCCACGCCGCTGCATCTCTTCAGCAATAGCCTGCTGCCGAAGTTGCCCCTGCTGATTTTGAATCTGCCCGCCCATAGCAATCTGGTTAGCCTGCTCAATGCCACCACCGGCGGTCGCCCCATACTGCGCTTGCTGATATGCGTCATTACGATCCTGACCAAATTGCTGCATCGCTTGATTGTATGCAGGATCCCCCTCCGTAGCACCCATATTGTAGAGCTGCGCTCGCTGCTGTTCCTGGCGGGTATTCCACTGTGGATCCAACCGCGAAGTAGCGCGATTATAGAGGTTGTCTTCCATTCTCTGGCGAAAAGCGCCGAGGTCCCCATAATTCTGCTGCTCTACTTTGGGTAAATTGCTCCAATCCATGGGGGCGCCCATCTCGGTCTGCAACCGCTTAGTCAGGTCACTGCCAAGTTGGGACCGCGCATTGATAACATTGAACTGGTTCTTCAGTGCTCCCTGTAACTCAGGGGCTACTTGAGTATTCTGCGCCCATCTGTTTAGATATTGCTGTGAGGATGGATCCCATTGCATCCGGTTCGTCCACGTCTGCGAACCAAAGGGCGTATACTGATTTGGACGATTACCCCACGATTGCTGCTCAGTGACCTGCTTACTACCGAGCGCCTGTTGCTGAGCCGCTGCTCCGTAATCGGGAACATCAGGAGTTGATTTTTTGCCCATTAGGCTGCCCTCTTCATAAGCCACTCTTCTTTCGTGTAAAGGGAATAGATTAAATCTATCCCCTCATCAAAACCGTCCTTAAATCTGTACACCTCAGACCAACCAAGATGCTTAACTAGCTTCAAGGCTTTAACTCTATCTGCAGGTGTAACTCCTACCATCATGCGCCGGCCACAGGTTTCGAAGACATACCGATATGTTTCGTCAAATAGCCCACGGCGGATAGCCATAGGATTAGCCAGAGCAAAATGAACATTAACAGTAGTGAACGTCCAATTATCCAGCACCAGCGCACCAGCAATCTTATCGTGCGCATCTAAGGCAACTAGCCCCTTCGTATCTTCCGAATAAAGACACTGAACATGCTCGGCCACCCACGGCCAGTGAGTTCCATCGAGAGCTACAATTCTCACAGAAGCCCCCCCGTGTCATACATAGCCGTAAACCCGATGAGTGTTGTCGGTTGCCGAGATTTCATAGTCAAAGCGATAGCCGAGAATTTGCCCAATCCAGATCCACCGAGTATGGTGGACAGTTTCTCAAATGAAGGATCCCCCCAGAGGGCCGTCCCCCAAGTATCTGCCCAAGTAGTCGTCGTGGCTGGAGTCGGCGAACCTATCAGCGTGGTGATAGTGTCGTCAACATCAAAGTCAAAACGGGGCTCTACCTGATAGATGGGAATTCCCTTGGCTAAGAATTGAGGCTTAATAAAGTGAACTCGCATATTCGGCCCACCCTCAGCCGGATCGGCAGCAGAAAAGGCCGTGATTAAGAAGGAATGAACATCAATCCCTATTCGCGCGGTTCCTGTCGCTGTACCCGCTACATCGTCTGCACCCTCTGTATACTTATAGACTCGCCCCTTATCAGCAGCATGGTAAGCCCCAAAATAGAGTACTCCCTGCCACGGTACGGCACAAATCATAGGGACACCCTTAAAGCGGCTCCAAGCCCGAGTGGCTGTATCCATCACATACTGCGCGTATGCAGCATATGTAGCTGTTCCATCTGGAACTGTAACTATTAGCATACTCTCAGTGGGAAAACTTACAAGCGACCAGCCGAGTTGCGTCCCCTTAAGAAGCATATCTGCGTGAATAAGGCTTGTAATCTTACCTGTGATGTACCCCGGTGTCACTCCTGGATCTGCACCCCTGAGCAGTTGCGTAATGGACAAGATACCCGAATACGTAAGAATGTAGAGGTCCCCGCCTGCACTGGAAACTAGGCGCCTTCCCACAGGAAGCTGCCCGAGTTGCCACACCCCCAGAATATCAAACGTCGCTATATTGGCGGGGTCAGTTCCTTGGTACGCTATCACATCACCGGCAGAAGACAAAGCGACAAGGTAATCGTCGGGGCCTACGCCGCCGTCAAGCGTCAAGTTATGCAGGGAATTTAGAAACCCCCCTGCCATGAACTTGTTGCCGAAATTGAACTGTGTAACGTGGCCTGTAATCTGTCCAACGTCCCCGTAGTACGCCGTAGTCTTATCCCGCTCTACAAACCAAAGCCGATTCTTCCACACCATAACATAAGCGAAGTTTAGGCAGGTAGTGAGCTCTGGCGTTGTGAGTGTTCCGGCAATGATTGCTCTAGAGTCTATTGTTCCAACAGTCGCCGCTACTCCGGTAGCTGTCGCGTTTTCTACAATCTTGGACCACGTATTCGTAGACTCTTTGTAGGTGTATAGTCCGTTGACTTCATCACAGAGCACTATGAACTTATCTGCGATAGTCGTGTACACTACATAAGAACAGTATCCTGCATTTGACGTCTTAGAAGCCCAAGCAATCGCGCCAGCAGCCGCAGACGAATAGTTACTGCCCTCTGCAGTGACGTTATAAATTCCTTCTAGGGTACAAGCAAATAACCTATTCGCGCCTACCGTGCTGCCTGTATACGAAATTAGAGTGCGTACTTCAGTGGGTGTAACCGTGGAGGTAAATAACCTCGCATACTCCCTATACCCATCGCGTACTGTCTGCCCGTAGGTCTCAGGAATAAGATTGAATTGAGCAATGCAATCTTCCTTAGGCATTGCCATCAAATTATCGGTCGAGTTAATCCCTCCTGACGGTACCGGAATTACCGTGGACTTAGTAGCTTGAGGAATCCCCCCGTAAGCCATCAGCCTAGCTGCCTCGGGTACGTCATGGATGTATCCAGATCACGCCCATACGACGGGGCTACCGACAGCACCCTACCGGGGTTCTGCTTTGAAATAGCGGCATCGAAAGCACGTTCCATCTGGTTACCTGCGTCAGTCGTATCAAATCCCTTAGCCCCGAGAAAGCGGAGCTTAAGAAACTTAATCATCATCAGCGAGTCATAGCGCACCGTGTCCGTGCTTGCGCTTAAATAATCTCGTTCTACCGAAGCATCAGTAAGCACCCACGCCCGCGAAATATACTCGTAATAGACTGTAGCATAGGGATTCGTACCCGTTGCTGGCACGTCTGGGTACACCTTAATCAAATCTTGGTCCAAACGAAAGGATACTTTCGTGGGAATCAGGCTTACATTTGATCCTTTTAATCCCTGCCACTCTTGCGGATTCAGCGGTCCCCCTACCGGCCAGAGGTCTGTGCGGTTCCACATGGTCTGATCCAGCATACGATCAAAACTATCCGGAAGCGCCGCCGTAGACGCCCCGCCGTAGTTGAAGGTAATCGAAGCTTCACGACGAAGCTGCTGCCAAGGGTGAGCAGTAATGAGCTCCCTGCCGCAAGAGTTTAGAAGTTGGGCCAGCGAAAGAAAGGAGGGGTCCGTAGACGAAAAAGGGTCCGTGATCGCCTGGAGGCCACTTTCAACCGCTGCCCCGTTAATGATCTCTACGGCTGTCAGATAGCGGTTGAAATTAGCCACTTACTTCTCCTTCTTAACCCGCAGGGCCTTCATTTCCTCAATCATGTCCGCCTGCTGCTGCATGAGCAGGGCAATCTTCGCATCCCGATCAGCCAGCTCAGCCAGCATTTTCTCGCGAGGGGCACTGTCCTCAAGCTCCTGGAGAAACACCTTAGCCCGCTCACGAAGAGCCATAAACTGATGAAACTTTTGCCCGTTTACGTCGCTGACAGCCGCCAGCTCCTCCACCGTGTGAATGTGAAAGAACTTAAGCTCTTCGACCAAGGCCCGAGAAATACCCGCCCACTCAGCGAGTGGGTAGCCTACACTCTTCTGCTCTTCCCGAGCCAGAAACTGCTGAAATTGGACTGGAAACCGCACCCGATCATGAGTAGTAGCCGGACGCTCCAGAATGTTAGAGCGATCGCCAGCCACAATGATGCGAGCGTAGACGTGCTCCTTGTAGATAGGACGACCTTCCTTCTTAGTTTCGTCCTCATCAAGAAGTGTGTGGTAGTAGAAAGTAGCCCTGACACCATCCTGCGGCATAGTCGGTGTCTCAGGGGTGAAACCTGCGTCTAGTTCTGCTAGATCCATCTTATTCTCCTAAAAATGGGGGGTCCGAAGACCCCCCGAAAGTGCCGAGGGAAGAAAGTTAGCCTGGAGGAGCTCCATCTGCCCCGATACCTGCCCCTGCCAAGTAGTTCTGAACAGCCGCGAACCAAGCAGACCCGCCGGACTCAACCCCACCCGTCCTAAGGTTAAGATTAATGAGCGCGCCTGCCACCGCCGCTGTGATCAGCTTAGTCGACGGAACGTAGTCGCAACGAGCATTGATCCCGATCGCGCCCGCAGTCTTTCCGTAGACGTACTTACGTCCGTCGTTGCCCCAAACGACAGTTCCTGAACGATAGGGTTGGGATCCTGCCGTAACCTGAGCAGCAGTCCTAAAGTCGCTTGAGGCGACCAGTGCCGTTCCTACGTCAATGTCCGTACCGATCATGTTTTGTGCGAATATCGTAGCCATAGTGCATATCCCCCTATATTAAGTCTTACCGAGACGACCCTGGAACTGGAGTCCAGAACACGTCATGTTACCCGCCCAAGCCAGAATCTGCACTTCAGCGTCTTGATTTACGCTGTAACGCTTATTCGGGGACAAGGGGACCATATTGCGAGCCGCGTGGGGACGATAGAACATGAAGTTCGTATTAAGAAAATACATGGACTCCACCACGGTAACGCCAGTCTGCAGAAGATCGCCTGCAAACCCGCCAATGCCGCCATCCAGAATAAAGTCAGCATCCATGTACTTCAGAGAAGGAAAGCCGAGGCCCGCCTCGTCTGTGGACGCAAACCGCTGAAGAGCCTGCAGAGACGTGATGTAGTTATTCCACCCCGTGGCCTCTGACAGAATCAAGTCCGGACGATCCATACCACGCACGAGCTTAGACCAGAGCGTGTTCATAGCTGCCTGAACAGTCGCGCTAGTCCACGTTAAGTCCTTCTGGTAGAAGTGCTGCCAGAAGGTGTTCGCAGCACGGGGAATGTTTCCGTAGGTACCAGTTGCGAACCTGCCAGAAACCACACCCGGAGTCAGCGCGTCACCAAGACCGTTGATGGCCTTCGCACCGCCTGGACTTGAGGAAGCGTCACCGTACAGACCGCCAGCGATGAAGTTAGATATAGTGGATTCGGCTACTTCAAGCCGAGCTTCCATCAGATCAATCATCTTCTCCTTGCCAGCATTCTGGAGCTCTTCAAGCCCCGAAATGACAACAGGGACGGCAAGCTGCTTGATGCCAAATTCAGCCGTAGAAATGACTTCGCTGGCGGCAACGGGCAGAGTATCGTAGCCCGAGTACCATCCAGCGTTGCCATTCTCAGCGAATGACAGCTCCTGCAGAATTTTGTGCCCGCCGGAGAAGGTCTTGATTTTACCCTTCTTCTTCAGGCGACCAAGAAGTGCGTTATTCTTGGTCACGTTATCCGCGATCGTCTTGCTACGGCTCTCAATAGTCGTGGCAAGAATATCGGTGTAGTTAGTATTAGGTGAAGCCATTAAAATCTCCTAAGTTGATGAAAGGGAATTCCTTTACGGGTGGACCCTCTGAGG